AAGAACTGCTCCCCGGCTTGAACGCATTGTTCGGTCTTGAGTACGCCAAATACGGCGAAGAGCATAAAGAGATCTACGAAACTGAGACATCAGAGCGTAGCTTCGAAGAGGAAACAAAACTGTCTGGTTTCTCAGCAGCACCTGTCAAAAACGAAGGCTCTGCGCTTTCTTATGACAATGCTCAAGAAGCATGGACAGCACGTTACAACCACGAAACCATCGCAATGGGCTTCTCCATCACTGAAGAAGCAGTGGAAGACAACTTGTATGACTCGTTGTCTAGCCGCTATACCAAAGCATTGGCTCGTGCTATGTCTTACACCAAGCAGGTCAAGGCCGCTTATGTGTTGAACAATGCGTTCACCACTACAGTGACTTACGGTGACGGCGTTACTTTATGTAGCACCGCCCACCCGTTGATCTCTGGTGGCACCAACAGCAACCGTCCTACCACTGGCGCTGACTTGAATGAAACATCGTTGGAAAACGCTGTTATTCAAATCGCTGGCTGGACAGACGAGCGCGGCCTCTTGATTGCGGCTAAACCACGTAAATTGGTCGTTCCACCTGCATTGATGTTCGTTGCTACTCGCCTCTTAGAGACTGAGTTGCGCGTCGGTACTACCGATAACGATATCAACGCATTGAAGAACAACGGTTCAATACCACAGGGTTACACAGTTAACCACTATTTGACCGACACCAATGCTTGGTTCTTGTGTACAGATGTACCTAACGGTCTGAAGCACTTTGTCCGTACCCCATTGCAAAATGGCATGGATGGAGACTTCGACACTGGTAACGTCCGTTACAAGGCTCGTGAGCGTTATAGCTTCGGCGTGTCAGACCCACTAGGTATCTTCGGATCACCCGGTTCGTCTTAATAAAGAAGTAAAAAAAGGGGGCCACAAGCTCCCTTTTTTCTTGCCTATGTTTAAACATCATGGTATAAATAGGCATTCCGAGAATCATCGGTGTATCAAACAGGCTCGGCTGACCTCATGCAGATTGATACGCCATAACGCATGTATAGGAGATCCTCATGGGATTCGCAACACACCTTGGCCCTTGGTTACTGGGTACAGTTAAAAACACCACTGGCACTACCGCTGGAACTATTCGTAACATGGGTGCTACTTTAGTTGCCCAATCCAAAGCTATTTTGTACACGGACATTACGGCGGGTACGGTTGCTTTTACAATACCCGCTGGTTCGCAAATCGTAGACGCTACGTTTAACACCACTGTTGCATATGCAACTACCACTCCTACATATGCTTTGTTTGTAAATGGCACAGCCATTAACACAGCCGCAAACGGAAGCGTATTTACAAATACAGGTATTGTTAACTTACTGCTAGGCAATAACAATGCCGCTGGCGCAGTATTGTGTAACAACGTAGGCACGGGCGATGCAATCATTACATTTACACAGGCTAACGTCACCGCCACCTCTGGTGCTGGTGTCTTGACTATAAGATATATTGTAAAAGACAGCGATGGTTCTGCTAACCCAAGCCAAGCTTAATTAATCTCAGGGGCTTCGGCTCCTATGTTTAAACAAGGAGATTAATTGTGAATCAGACTAATGTAAAACAAGCACACCTAAACGGTAGTGGTTTTTTGGTTCTTGGACGCAATCGTGTAAAAGGAATTTCTTTTACTGGTTCAGCTACGGCTGGTTTTGTTGCGTTATTTGATACTACTACCGCACCCGTAACTACTGCTACTTATGGTCGTTCTGGAACAACCGTAACCGTTACTCAATCCGCACATGGACTTGCAACTGGTGATGTTATTGGTATTGACTTTGCCGCAGGAACGGGCGGTACAGCTACTAACGGTAACTATGCAGTAACAGTCACTAACTCAAGCACTTTTACAATTACGGATATTAACTCTGGAACTATTTCTGCTTCTCCAACAATGGTGTATTCAAGCCGTTGGTTAATGTCTTATGACGTAGCGGCAAGTGATTCGTTTAACAATTCACCAATTATTCCAGAGGATGGAGTATTGGCTGTAAACGGCATCTATGCGTATATGTCTAACGTAGTAGCTTGCAATATTTACTATGGCTGATAAAAGTTTTAACTTGATTGGTCGCAAGCTAATGATTGCGATCCCTTGTTACGATGGCAAAGTAAACATCAGAACTGCTTTTGCTATTGCTGAACTTGTGCCTAAGTTAGACAAGATGGGTGTACGACTAAACCTCGTACATATGTCTGGCTGTTCAATCATTACTAAAGCACGGAACAAATTAGTCCGTAACTTTATGGAATCAGATTGCACAGACTTCTTGTTTGTAGATGCTGACGTAGTGATTAACACAGATGCTGTTACTAGGCTATTAGCCCTATCATCAGACAAAGATGTTGTGGCTGGATCATATCCACGCAGATCAAAAGATGCTAAATTCTTCCTTGATTTCTATCTAGATGAAGATGGCCAGCTGGAGTTTGATGATCATGGATTGATGAGGGTGGAAAGTGTTTCCACAGGATTTATGTTAATTCGCCGCCATGTAATAGAACACATGATTGAGAAGCACCCAGAGTGGAAATATCAAGGCGATGGTGACGGTGAGACAGAACACGCACTATTCGACTTTATGATTCTTAACGGTCAGTACATTGGCGAAGACTATGCTTTCTGTTTAAGAGCAAGACAAGATGGATTTAAGATTTACTTAGATCCAATGATCAGTCTTCCACATATTGGCACAGAAGAATTTACACGCGACTTTGAGAAAGATGTTTTGCGTCCTTTGTTAAAGGAACACGCAAAGCCTCAGTTGAAAGTTGCAAATGGCTAAGACACCGGCATGGCAACGCAAAGAAGGCAAGAACCCCAAGGGCGGTTTAAACGCCAAGGGCCGAGCCTCCGCGAAAAAGCAAGGGATGAATTTGAAGCCGCCTCAACCAGAAGGCGGATCAAGGAAAGACTCTTTCTGCGCCCGCATGGAGGGGATGAAAAAGAAATTGACATCCGCAAAAACAGCGAAAGACCCGAACTCTAGGATTAACAAAAGCCTCAAGGCTTGGAACTGCTAAAGGAAATATTATGGATAAAAGAACTCCAGCCAGAGAAAAAGTTGAGGAAATGGAAATAGAGCGCACGTTTCCAATGGCAATGAAATTAGCCAAAGAAACTCCGATTATGAGCAAAAGCCCTAAAGACGCTGTTAAAACTGCTCTTACTCCTGTGGCGGCAATGGTTGATATGGTTACGGGGCCAAAAAGACGTTCTGAAGAAGATATGTCAGAACTTACCCGCGAAGTTGCCCGTGGCAATAAGATGGCAAAAGGTGGAAAAGTTTCCAGTGCTTCTGCCCGTGCAGACGGCATAGCCCAACGAGGCAAAACCCGTGGAAAGATGTGCTAATGGATGCAAACCTTATTTGGTCGGCAGTTTTGTCTATTGTGATGGGAGCGTTTGGCTTCTTCATGCGGGAAAAACTCAGCCAAGTCAAGGATATGGGCGAGGACATTAAGCGTGTTGAACGCCTTTTAAACATAACCCGTGAGGAGGTAGCCCGTGATTACGTTACTCAAACAGAAGTTCAGCGAATTACTGACCACATTGACCAGCGCTTCAATCGCCTTGAAGCAAAAATTGACCAGCTTATTCAGCAAAGGGGATAGAAAATGAAAAAAGTTAAGGGTTACGAGGGCGAAGAAGGCTCTATGGTAGATAGTAAAGACTACGGTGGCTCTAGCGGTACTGGTCAATATGCGCCAGCACCATCCGCTAAAAAGCAACGCACTGTTACCAAGGAAGAACTTGCCAAATCAGGTTTAAGTTTGCGTGACTTTTTAAATAAAGAACGTGGCCTTACTCGCCGTGGTGAATCAGCCGCCCCTATGCCGCCTCCTGTTCCTGCCGAAGTTACTCAAACAAGTGCGCCAGCTCCTGTTTCTGCTCCTGCTGATGTGACCAAAATGTCAGCCAATGAACGCATGAAACAAAGTATGGAAAGCAATCTTGCAGACGCTAGATCAGGTAGCGGTAAAACTGATACCAGATCTATTAATGAACGCATTCGCTCTTCTTCGGGTGCTGAAGCTATTGGTGATTTGCTTTCTAGAGCTAAACAAAATTACGAATCTACTAGACCAGTTAGCCGTCAAGTTCAAAGAGAGCGTGAGCAAGCTATGTCTAGAGGGAACTTAGCCAAAGGTGGAAAAGTTTCCAGTGCATCTAGCCGTGGCGATGGTATTGCCCAACGTGGTAAGACTCGCGGAAAGATGTGCTAATGCCATCCACATCCGCAAAACAACATAAGTTCATGGAGGCGGTGGCTCACAGCCCATCGTTTGCCAAGAAGGTAGGGGTTCCCCAGTCCGTGGGGAAAGATTTCAGCAAAGCCGATAAAGGCAAAACTTTTAAAAGGGGTGGTGAAGTGGCTACAACTAAGATGGGTAAACCAGTAATGAAAGCCGGTATGAGTACCGCTAAAGTTGGTATGAAGAAGCCCACCCCTATGGCAAAGACTGCTATGGCTGGATCAATGGGAATGAGAAGTGGCGGAAACGTTAAAAAGATGAATTCTGGTGGACAACCAGTTCCTCCTTTGAAGCCGATGGACTACAAATCTATTACCGATCCATCTAAGCGTGAAGACGCAAAAGCAAATGCGGCATACGATAAATTAAAAAATTCAAGCTTTATTGTGCAAGGCAAAGCTAAAGGCGGTAAAGTTTCCGCATCCGCCCGTGCTGATGGTATTGCTCAACAGGGCAAGACCAAAGGTAAACTGCTTAACACAGGTGGAATGGCAAAGAAAAAGTATTGCTAAACCAGCAGTAATTTAAAAAGGTTCAATATGCCAAAAGCTACATCTCAACACTTAGACGATCCTACTTACTACAAAGATTACAACCCACCTAAGTTGGGTAGTGGTATCAAGGTTGACAAAAATGCACCAGAGTTTGAGATAAGAACTTTGCCTGATAGATCTCCCGCTAAAAAAGAAGACTTTATGGGGTCAAAGCCAAGCAAAGGTATGCCCGAAGGCGCACAGACTTTGCCGTACAAACCAAATAAAAAAGCAGAGGCAGACATGAAGATTGTCCCTCTGGCAAAGGGCGGAATGGCCTCTAGACGCGCTGATGGTATTGCTACCAAGGGTAAGACTAGAGGAACACTCGTTGCCATGTGTGGCGGCGGTTATTCAAAGGGCAAGAAATGAGAGCAAGTCGTGGCATGGGGGATATAAACCCCTCAAAGATGCCTACCGGAAAGCGGAAAGCTAGACGGGATGACACTGACTTTACGCAATATGCTGAAGGCGGGGCTATTGGCTTGTATGCAAATATTAACGCCAAGAAAAAACGTATAGCCAAAGGCTCTGGTGAGAAGATGCGTAAGGTTGGTAGCAAAGGTGCGCCTACAGCGCAAGCATTTATTCAATCTGCAAAGACTGCTAAGAAATGAGTTACACCACTGGCGCAACCGCCTTCAACATGGACTTCACGGAGATAGCCGAGGAGTCATGGGAGCGTGCGGGTCGAGAAATGCGTACAGGCTACGATTTAAGAACAGCTCGTAGGTCAATGAACATAATGACCATTGAGTGGGCTAATCGTGGTTTAAATATGTGGACGATTGAGCAAGGCGTAATTGACCTAACGCCCGGATTGAATACTTATTCTTTGCCATTGGATACTATTGATCTGCTAGATCATGTAATTCGCACAGGCGCTAACTCTGCAAGCACCCAAGCTGACCTCACAATCAGCCGTATTAGTGTTTCTACCTATGCCACTATTCCTAACAAACTAACTGAGGCTCGTCCTATTCAGATATGGATTCAGCGTTTGTCTGGAGAAACTAGCCCGACTACTTTGGCTACCAATGGAAACGTTACCATTAGTGCCACAACAATTACGTTAACTTCCACTGCTGGATTAGCTGGATCTGGGTTCATTAAATTGGATTCGGAGATCATGTATTACAACTATTTAGACGGCAATACAATTGGTAACGTGTTCCGTGGACAGGCTGGGACAACAGCGGCTACGCATACAACGGCAACGGCTGTGTATGTGCCACAGCTTCCTGCGGTAACAGTATGGCCAACACCAGATAACTCTACTACCTACCAGCTTGTGTATTACAGAATGCGTAGGATTCAAGATGCCGGCTCTGGTATTCAAATATCTGATATGAATTTCCGTTTCTTGCCTTGTGTTGTCTCAGGATTGGCTTACTACATAGCCATGAAAGTTCCTGAGTTACAAGGCCGTTTGGATATGCTGAAACAAGCATACGATGAACAGTTCAATTTGGCGGCTGGTGAAGATCACGAAAAAGCCCCGTTGCGTTTTGTTCCTAGACAGCAGTTCATTGGCGGGAGTACCCCCTAATGGGTAATACATTCGCCTCTGGCAAATTTGCCATTGCTGAATGCGATAGATGCGGTCAGCAATACAAGCTCAAGAATTTAAAAACAGAGGTTATTAAGACCAAACGATATGAATTGAGGGTGTGTCCTGAGTGTTGGGATCCAGATCAGCCACAGTTGCTATTGGGTATGTATCCAGTAGAAGATCCACAGGCTTTGAGGAATCCAAGGAAAGATACCACTTATGTA